ATGAAGACGGATTTTGCTGAACTTGAAAAAAACATTCAGGATATTCTGGCGGCACCTGAATATCAGGATCACCCTGCAAGTAAAGCCTTAAGTCAGCTTTGGGACGTTAATCAAGAGCAGTGGAATCGTATGGATCGCTTAACTCGATTGTCTGATTCATACCAAGATGTCATGATCCAACAGGGAAAAAGTCTTAGTGAGCGTTTTGACAAACACGTGCGACAATTAGAGAAAATGACCAGAATTTCAGATCGCTATCAGCGTAGTTTACGGCAGCTGAATATCGAACTAGAGAAGACTTCATTAATAGATCCGCTGACGGAATTACCTAACCGACGTATGATAATGAAGCAGTTATCTCAAGCATTTTCTGGCCAGCAAAAAGAAAACTTAAGCATCGCGATGATAGACATTGATTACTTTAAAAAAGTAAATGATGAATTTGGCCATCAAGTGGGTGATAAGGTGTTAATCGCTTTAAGCAGATTGATGGAAAGTGTGGTTGGTGATCGTGGTGTTATCGGACGCTGGGGCGGTGAAGAATTTTTAGTGATACTGACCAGTCCCAAATTTGAAAATGCGGTTGCGCTTCTTGAATCGCTTCGTTCTAAAGTGAATGCTTATACTCATCAAGTAGATGATAAAACCGTTTTAACCAGTGTTAGTATCGGTATTGCAGAGTATCAAGAAACTGACTCGATGGATTCATTACTCTCGAGAGCAGATAGCGCCTTATACTCGGTTAAATCCAAAGGGCGAAATAGTCTAGTGATTGGATGATTTTAAGCGACTATCGTCATACCTTTAAAATTAAAAAGGGGTATCTCAAGGAGATGCCCCTTTTTTTATGTTTGTCTGGATAATATTTTAATGGCTATTTGGTCTCATAGACATTGTAGCGCGGCGCGAAGTTTGAGCATAGAAGCCTAGAGTTTTGCGCATTTTTAAATGTGATCAAAATTATAGGCTTAGAGAAGGAAAAGAACAAAGGACCTCGCAGCCCTTTCTTTACGCTGGTACTTCTGGCCATTCGATGTCTGTCGGAAATCCTTCTTCCTGCGGAACATCTGCTAATGCTTGAGCATATGTGTCCAATGCTGATAACGAGTCTGTTGTCTCAACCCCCAAGCGCATCTCGCGCGCGTGTCGCTCGTAGCGCCATGTGAGTTGATCTAATAGAGCATCACGGGATTTTCGTACACTAGCAGAAAGTTTTTCGGCGCTAATGATCCACTCGCCTCCGTCCCATTCGTGATCATGAGTTGGTGGCGGAATATCAGTATAAAAATCAGGCAACGGTGCATTCGCTGCAATCTCTTTAACGCTTCCGCTTTCTGTACTATATATCTCTCTCCGCTCTATTGATTCGATCAACAACGACCCTCCGTGCACATAAACATTACGCCCGCTAATTTTTGCAGTGACTGCTGCAACATACTCTTCGTCAGTAATTTCAATCCCACCGTCCAAAATTGAGATTGAAATCTTATCTCCTAGCGCATACGGCATTATCTAATCCTCATATAATAGACGCGACTCTCGTATCGCGGACGTGTTTCGCCATTTGATGTCGATGACGCTCTTGAGTTGGGCGAATTTGATGAATCAAAGTTAATTCCGTATCCAACTGTGGGTCCACCACCAGATCCGTTTGTCGACGCCGGGCCAATACCTGCCATCGCACCCGTATTTACAGTGATTTCTCGAAGAATCGAGTTAGACCATGTGCCGACAATTTTTTGCATCTGATCAAACTCAGCCACACCTGACACATCACCTGACCGAATGAACGCCCCTTCTGTATTTAACAAATGAACTGTCTCGCCGTTCAGAGGGCTACTTACATCTGAAATAACAGCGGTAGCAACAAGCAGCGGAGCTGTACCTGAAATTAATTCTGACGACAATGCCGTGCCATTGTACGCAAAATCTGACACAGACAACTTTATGTATCGAAATTTCGCGCTGTCAGTTGGTGGTTCTTGAACACTCGACAAATGAGTAGCTAATGAAACAAGCCCACCGACAGGCGTACCGAGCCATGAAATTTCGCTTATATTCGCATCATGAAAAAGACCAACCCATTCACTATAGCTTGCCCCTCCAACATTACGACGGAAAAAAATCTGATCGCCGTCTCTAGCGATTCCAATCTGCGCACCACCTGCCCCTCCTCCCGAAAAACTCAATATCGTACATCTATCTGCTGGGGCCGACGGCGAATCAACAGCAAAACAACCCTCCAACCCATTATTCAAAAAATCGATTAAGCTTATGTCGCCACGTTGACCTGATCCTAAGCCAAAATCCCCGACTTTTAAAAGCTTTCCCAGGGTCGCGTCTGACGTGGATTCGGTCACATTTAGATGTGTCATGGACACTGTGCCTGCATTTAAGTTACTGGCATTTCGCAGTGCTTCTACTGTTGATTTCAAGTTTGTGATTTTAGTAGGGTCGTATGTGACGTCTGCGGCTGTGACGGCTTGGACGATTTCATCGATAACGTCGTTGAACCAGTCTTGACCAGGATATGATGGTTCGCCACTTTCGTTACTTTCTGAGAAGTAGCCTGCCGTACCAGCAATAGCTTTTCGCGTTGGCCGCGTTGTGACTTGCGACCCGTTTCTGAGTTTAGTCATGTGTTTTCTCCATGCTATTCGTAGATGTATTCATAGTATTTTCCCGCGAGCTTTAGCTTTTCGAGCAAGCACACAAGCGCGCTGGCTGAGCTGGAAATAAGTGGGGTTAGGCAATCGTCAAGACACGTGGCGTTTGCGTTCGGGACGCCTTTTACAATAACGCGCATTACATGGCGATATTTGGCTTCGTAGAGTGGGTATGTGCAGCCGCGCAAACAGTGATGCGGATAGATTTCTTGCACATCGATTGTGTAGCCCAACAGCGCCGCGAGGTCTTCAATTGCCCAGCTCTGTAAGCCGCCTTTGCGATGATATTTTTCCACAACTGCATTGCGTCGTTGGTCGATTGTTTGGCCAGTCAATGAGCATTCCGGCAACCCTAGATAGGTTTCCCATTCTGCTAGTAATTGCCGGGGCGTTTCAGGTCGCATTTCTTGTAATAGTTGATCCGCGCTTTGCTCTGCTCGCTGTAGTCGGGGGGCATAGCCTGACACGTATTTATAGAGTGGCCCTGTCTGATCGCGTGACCAGATATCGCCCTGTGGCATTTGCATCATGATTACATTTGACCATTGCTCTACGTTGTGGCTCATGCATCACCCCACGCAATTTCGCCTAAGCTGTGCAGCTCGTTGTCCGCCGCTGTTACGTTCGTTGTGAGTGCGAGCGTGTAGTCTGTTAGACCAGTGACCGCACCAATCGCTGTGCGTAGACTGCTTAATAACAGCGTTGAGCCTGGACTTAATGACGCGATGTAATTCGACATCGCTGTGCTAACTGATGCACGCAATTCTGTTGTGTCTGGCACGAGGTTTAGTGCAGTTGATAATGGCTTTAACAACAGTCCGATATAGATAGCTTCTATGCCACCTGGACGACCAACATAAGAGCCTGTTGCTGGGTCTTGATGACGAAAAATATAGGCGTCCATAGCTGTGATGTCAGTTGATGTTGGGATGATATCTGGACGACCATCGAACACAAATGCATAACCGACAGTCGAGCCGCCTTGGTACGCATCGTATGACCATGCTCTTGTTACGCCTGCAACTTCACGACACCAGGCCACATAGTCCGCTACTGCGCCACCCATTGGCGGGTTGCGTTTGCGGAACAGTAAACGTTCTAGCAATTCGCTGACGCTTTCAATGTCTGCACCACCTGATATAGCGGCGGTAACGCTGCCTTGAGGTGATACGCCTGGCACAGTGGAAACCAGTGTTAGCACTTCGCCTGTTGGCACGTTATAGCTAACACTAGTGTCTTCGGATTGCACAACCGCCAGCACGCTAGTGCCATCCAGTGATGACGATGTAACGCTATAAACACGCCCATCGCTGTGAGTCATTTGTGTGTTTTCGGGGATTGTACTTGTTCCGCTAAAAGTAGCCGTGCCGCTGGCGTATGTTGCTAGCTTACGAACAACGCCTTCGCTTTGTGCGGCATCGATAATCGTCTGATCATCGGACTCAGAAGTTGGAATAATTTGACGAACAATCCATGTTTGATAGTCGTACAAATCGCGGACTGATCCGCTTACCGCACTATTTAATGCTTGCTCAATGCCGAACTTAGGAAGCACCGTATCTAACGAGCTTTGAACGTCGATTAAACCCTGTTCAATTAGAGTTTTAAGCGTGGGGACGTTATACGGCATTTTGTAGTCCCCCAAGCTGAGCATCCCAACGTTGTGACACGCTGACAGTCATGGTGCGATTGTCTGGCTTGGTGATAGAGATTGTAAGCGCAAGAGTGTTGATGCGAGGGATAGAGCCAGCCACAGAAACCGCCTTGGCCATGATGCCGTTACCGTCGTCGGAAAGCATCCAAGCAAAGGCATTTTCAGCGTACTTAACAGCCAAGTTTTTTACATCGCTGGTCAGTTTTTCACGCTTGAGTAACCACAATTTACCACCCCATGGGGTGGCACTATAGGTATCGCCTGGCCAACCTCGCAAGTCGCTAGAACCATCCGGTAATTCGTCTGATTGTGAGGCACGAGAATCGGTAAAAAGCGAGATCAAAACAAGCTCGGCAACACCGCTATCGACAAGGTCGCCATCGATAATAATGTTTAGCTGTTGCTTGAGTTGATCTAACAAAATACTCATTGTGGCCCTTGTGTTAATTTGTCTGTGTCGTAGATGTGTTTATGATCTAAATAGCTGATGCCGCCCGCCGTTAAATCCGATCCAGATACAACAGCAGACGAGCTAATCGCGCCCGTCGCTGCTACAGATCCAGTTGCCACAATATCGGCGTCGGTTTTAATGTTTTCGGTTACATGCAGCTCACCCTCTATTTTCGTTTTTGGGGAAATAATAGTGGTTTCAGGGGATACAATAGTCACACTCTCAGTAGCAGTCAGATTAACTTTGTTTGCTGTTATATTGATCACGCCATCTTTCTTAAGCTGAATTCGATGACCTTCTAAGTGATAAAGAAATACATCACCCATCTCTCCCTTTGGTCGGTACTGTTTGTCTTCTACTGCGATGGCGACGAGCTGGCCAAGGTTGCCGCCTAGTGCCGCAAGTATGGCCTCAGACCCTAGCGGTGGGTTACTACTTGTACCGTAATTCTGAAAGCGCTCGATGTCGTCCGCTGATTCATCTGCACGCATTTTGACTTGCAGAGTTTGACGCTTCACATCTTCATTAACCGATGTTACTAGCGCTCTAACAAGCATCTGGCTGATACGGCGACGAAGGGGTGCGAGAGCTTTTTCAATTAGCGACATATGGAATACCTTTCCAATCTTTCTTCAACTCAACATCCGCCTTCTCTGGCACATTTAGCGATTCAGGATCAACAACAGACAGCACGATTAGACGCCCCGTGTCGTTATCCTCCGAGTACAGAATATTGCTAATCAGCATGTCTTGATTGATATTCATAATGTCGTCAGTTACTGGGACGATACGGTTAAGTTGATATAGATTCCCCGTGTTCGGATTACGCCATCCTGTCAATGTATACTCGGCGGTATTGCTGGCACTGATTGCGCGCTGACGCTCCCATTTGCCGCGCAAACTGGCACCCGCTGCTGTGGTAACTTCATCATTCACAATGACCAACGGGCGATAACGTTTTACATTTTTGTCCGTTATTGTTGCGGATATCCCGCCGACGTTTTCAACTGGCTGATCGTCTCCCCATCCCAGCCCTGTCGCTTTTATTATGTACTCGCTAAAGCGTAGTTTTCGGCTAAATCGGCCGCGTCCAGCTTTGATATTAACGCCCAGTTTTAACGCCACTTCACCGCGTTTTTTGCTAGCACGAGTAATAACCAATTGACCAAGCCCATTGGTTGTTAACAGAACACCACGCTGCTGTGCCAAGCGTGCTAAAAATTCATGAGCTGTTTCACCTTGCTCTACCATAACTTGTTCAAATGCGGCACCCACATCTGTCTCGTTAATAACGGATATGCCAAATGGGGTAGACACAATAACGGCGATTTGTAGCAGGGTTTGGTTTTTAAATTGGCCGCTTTGCTGGACGACGGAACAGTCGACTAGATCCGCCGTTTTATCGCGACCTGTCACACTGACGGTAATGGTCTCGTCGTCATAGCTTGGGATAAAATCATCAAGATAGCCTGTGATTAGACGATCTTTACCGATGTCGACGGTGCATTCTGAGCCAGTTAACAGCCCATCTATAAAGTCATTGTAGGCCGCAACATCACCCTGAAATTGCCATGTCAGCTCTAAATCAAAAGTGCCAGCCATCGCCGTAAGTGATCGATTGATTCGCACTTTTTGCCAGCCCTCGTAAGCATTGCCAGCGGCCTTTAATATGACCTTATCCATTGATCAGCTCCACCGTCTGACCAGCGGGAATGAACGATGGATTCGAGATACCGTTTCGACGGATCACGCTTGCACGATTCTCTGTATCGCCTGTTTGTTGCCAGGCTAAAAGCGCGACAGGCATAGTGACGTTTGGGCGAGTGGTAGACAGGTTTGGCAATTGTTGCGCACGAATGCGAGTATCTTCTAATACTGCAATTCGCAAGGCTCTAAATGTACGCCATGTGCTACTGTCGCCACGCTCCACAGCGGCTTCGGCTGCGGTCGCTAAATTGCTGGCTAGGTCGTTACCGATCGTTGTTAATTGACTGCCTGTAACCACGGCTTGGCGACCAACACCCGTTAGGCTGTCTATTGTGTTTATGTCTGTATTGACATTGAAATTTGAACTGGCCAGCGCATCGGCTTTCTCGATCAATGAGCCTTCTAACAGCAACGAATTGAACGCACTGATATTGTTGCCTTGAGCGGCCAACGTGTCGAAATCTGATACGGTTTGTACGCCGCTGGCGAATCCATCAGACGCTACAATCGAGCGACCTAAACCGCCGCGCACTGTTAACTCGGCTCGCATACCGTCCCAACGATTACGCACATTGTCATAAACAGACAGTGCTTGAATTGGGTCGGTCACCACGCCTTTCACATCTTCAAGCAAGCCCATTCCTTCGCGTGCTAAATCGCCAGGCTTGGCGAGTAGATTGCCGACTGAGTATTTCAGATTGGTTAGGCGGTTTGTCCATTGCTTTAGCTCGCTCGGCAGGCTCGGAATAGAGCGAGTGAATTCGTCGAAATCTTGCAGTGCCTGGTCAAACATATCGCCCAAGCCAGCGGCCTCGGTAGTGGCTTTTTTATAGCTTAATACTGAACGAGAAAACGCCGCTTGTGATGCGGCTCTTGCTTCTTCAGCGGCGGCTTTTACGGATTCGCTTGTGTCGATAGTGGCATTAGGAAATAGGCTTTCGCCTGCGTTGTATGCGTCAAAGCTAAATGTCGCAACACCGTCTTCTTTTAGATCCAATTTGTGCGAGACATTACCGATTTGAATTTGAATCACGCCAAACCATGGGTGAACCAATTCCCCTGGGCCAGATTGATTCAGTGCAACGAGTAGTGTTTGCAAACGAGATACATAATCACTACCAACGATCTTACCTTCTATTTTTTCTTGCTTAAACACTGCGCCATTATCTTCGGCATAGCCGCTTTCACGTTTTGGGTATGAGTGCGCAATGGCACGACGGCCAGACGTGCCATTCACTATATCCAGCTCGAATTTAACACCGCGAAAACTGGCGGCTAAACGATCTTCAAATGCCATTTAAACACCTCCTAATTTTGCCCAGCGTCGGGGTCTTTATCGATGCTAATAAATGGAGAACGGCTTTTAGCGGTAGCGCGAACTCGGTCATCAGATACCTGAACATCAATACCAATTTGGCCGTTTAATGATTGTCCATTCGCGCCCGATGGATTAGCGATATTTTGTATAAGCTGAGTAGCAAAGGTCGATTGATTATTAGATTGTGTGCCGTCTAAATTTTTCACCAGTTCAGATATTGAGGGGCGCGTACGAAACATTTTTTTGACACCGTCATAGGCATCTAATAGACCAGGCATGCTGGCCGCCAAATCATTAGGATCGTAGTTTTCATCGCGTCGCATTTTTGGCAATGCGTCAGGCACCATCGACATGCCATACGCCACAATGCCGCCTTGCAATAGGTTGCTTACAACTCCGCGGCCACCTGTTTTTCCTGAGCCTTTTTGATTACCACCAGCATCAACACCAGTACCGCCACCCAAACCCCCTTGTCCCATGTTGACGACATAAACAGGCGTTGCACCAAGACTATTGAGGCCACCTTTGCCTTTAGCACCAGTAATGCCGCCAACACCAAAGGTTCGCTTTGCCCACATACCAGCGTCTAATCCTTTCTTGGCAAGCACAACGCCGCCTAATGCCCACGCAGCGGCTTCACCCCATGCCAACCAGTTATCTACGGTTTCTTGATCGACGCCATTGATCGCATCCGCCAGCTCTTTGATTGGGCCTGATAGTTTTTCGTTTGCGAATTTATCAAATGAATTATTAAGAGACGCCATAGCACTATTAAATGTGGCGGCATTTGTTGCCGCTGCTTTTTGTGTTGCGCCTAACTCTGCTGTGCCCGACACCATTTCTAATAAAAGATCTTTGTTGTCTTGACTGTATAAAGAAGCCAGACCTTGCAATGATGTTTGATCGAACACGTCGCCCAATTTAAGTGGGTCGTTCTTGGCCTTTTCTAAAACCTCTAACAACAGCTCGACAGGCTGGCGTAGTTCGTTGGTGCCATCTTTGAAAACCTTAATGCCTTGTTTGTCCAAGAATTCAACTTTCTTTTTATCTGAGAAAGTCGCGAAGATACCTTGGATAGAGGTTAGCGCTTCGTTGGCATTACCTTTTGATTTTGCAATGAGCTGGACTAGCGCGCCCATTTGAGTGATCGCAGCAGGGCCTTTCGCCTGGTATGTTGCAAACAGCTGCTCACTGATCCCCGCCAAATCTTTTACGCTGACGCTACCGACTGCGAACTGGCCGTATAGCTGATCTAGCACGTTCATCACTTCTTTAGCGTCTTTCACGCCTTTCTCACGGAACTGGGCAAACAGTGCGCCGGTGCTTTCTGCATCTGCACCGAACGCTTGCATGAACACACCCATATTTTGCAGGTTGTCCATGGTGAATTTTAAGTCACCCGTCTTCCCCAGCAAAGTATCGACACCCGCGGCGATCTGCGTGGTATCGATGCGCACATCAGCTTGGTTAGATACATCCTGTACAGACCTTGTCAGAGCCTCAACTTGCTCGGCACTCAGCTTTGCATTGGTTCCGATGCGCGTCATTTGCTCTTCGAAGTTACCCACACCACGCACGGCGGCACCTGTTGCCAACGTTGCAGCCAGACCCACATAACGATTACCCAAACGATCAATACCACGACCAGCGGCCGCACTGGTGGTACGAACCAATGTCATGGCGCGTTGGTTCTTACGCGCAAAGTCACTCATCGAGTTGCCATAGCGCTTGGCCTTCGCAGCCAAGTTACCCGCGAGATTTATAACAATGTCTGTTTCGAGTTTTTGCGCCATCGGGTTCCGTCTTATTTCTGGTTTGGAGGTCTAAAAAAGTCCGCGCATTCAAGCAGCTTGTCGAAGGTCATTTTGCGAGTTTCGGCAATGGGGATGCGGGCGCTAAGCGCCCAAGTGAGCTGTTCACAAATCTCAGGCACCCCCGCCAGATCGCCCCCGTTCTGCCAGCGCCTCGGCAAGCTGATTATCCAATGCTGTTCCCTGATTTTGGATCAATGTAAAGTCATCTTCGTGCAACTTACGAAGATCTTTAATAGTGAACGGGCCTTGAATAGGGCCGATATATTCGATTTGACGACAAAGTAGTTCTAACCCCATCAAGACGTCTGATGTATAAGCTAATGCTCTTTTGTCTTGCACTACGACTTTCTCCGCAGCTAACTGAGCGTCTATATAGTCGCCCGTTGTTAGCTTACGAAGACCCACTTCCGTGTGGGTCGCAGTTTCAGTTTTAAAACCATGCGTTAAATCGAATGTCATGATGGCCATTAAACTTTCTCCGCGCGTTTGCCGTGGAATGTCCCGGTGATCTCACCACTATCAGTCATTGAAAATGGCTCTTGTGGTTCACAGCCAGTTATCATGTAATCCAAGCCATTGTCACCTTCAAACGTTAACGTGACGTTCGTCATGGCGTTAATTTCCATCAAGTCGACATCTTCGTCGGCAACGATCGTGACTTGCATTGTTGGCTTCGTAAAAGTTTTTGAAAACCCCCAAATTTTGCCGGGACCAGGATGCTCGGTAGAGGTGTAGCCACCCGGACTAAACACTGTGCCCGGCTTGGTTTTTAACTGTTTGCTGTTCGCACGAATGACCGCGCTGCCTAAAATAGCCATGTACTACCCCTTTAGAGTTTGAATTGAGTGAGTGCCGCGAACACGCGCAACTGATTAACGATGTTTGGTTTCCACACGCAATTAAGTCGGTTCTTATTTGACTCGTCACGATAGACAGACAGCGACGCTTTGAAGCCTTCCATGTCTTCCATCAACCCCTTTGGTACCCAGTCAATGCGAGCCAGTTCGATGATCGCGTTACGCATGATCTTAGGGGTGACAATCGGTTGACCAGGATCGATAAAGTCCAGCACGTCATCGCCCGCCAATTTGTGACGAGGGAAGCGGTTCGTCACCATAGCTTTCAGCGAGTAGCGCAAGTAACCCAGCGTTGCTGGCGTGGTGATATCCAAGTAACTCGGATCAGGATCACCGTAGCTGTTGACCTTGTATGTGCTGACTTCGCGCTCGATAGCCACTTCATCACCCGCCGTGACCATGTAAGTGGCAACGCCGCTTTGTAATAGCAAGTTGCGCTCTGTCCAGTCCCAACGGTCAGTCTTAGCGGGCGGCAAGATGCCTGTTAGTACGAGCGTTTGCAGTGGCCGCGCTGGGTCAATTGCCAGCGAGTAGCTAGCACGAGCACCATAAGCGGCGGCAAAATCCCAAGGGTTAGATGGCGTTTTATTAGTACCCATACAGGTAATCAAATAATCGTTTCGGCCTTCACCCCATGTCGATGTCTCTGCGAACGTGCCGCGCATGGCTGTGTACGCAATACCTTCCATCATTTTCAATGGGCCGTAACGGTCGACCAGTTCATCACGCAAACCGTTTAAGCTTTGGGTGTCTGAATAAGGGAGGGCAATATGGTTGTACCACTCGTCAGGGATAGCCGCGACGATGGCGGCAATGTCTGGCGTACCCGCGCCGCCTGTCATGATCGTACTCGTTACGGTCACGCCTTTAGCCGTCACTTCGCCATCGTAATAATTGATACGGATGTCGATGTCGTTACCTGTAATGCCTTTCCATTTGCACGTCAGCGTGACCACACCCGCTTCGGCGGCGGCAGTAACAGGCAAATCCGTCTTTGCGTTAACTGCTGCAACGATGGCCGTGGCAACAGCGGTTGCATCGTCGGCATCTTTCACCGCAACTTGCACACTCATGCCGTCGATCAGTAGCGCAATAACACCTGCACTCGCTGTCGTGACAGTCGTCGTGATCGTGCCTGTCGCGACTGAGCCTTCCAGATCCGCAACGCCCAGCGCGTACATATCTGTTGATGCGTTGATCGCACGAAAGCGCTTTAGCATCTTCGCGAGCATAGAGCCTTTGCCGTAGGCGTTGTCCATATCCGCTTCACTGGTACCGATGCGGCGAGTGTCTAGCGCAGTAGCCGTGCCGCTTGAAAGCTGCTGACCAATAATCAACACCTTGTTTACTAGGGTTGGTGTGCCTGTCAATGCGCCGCTGTTATCGATGTCGATGTAAACGAGCGGGACTTTTACGTCTTCTGGAATATTACCGAGTGACATAGTTACTCTCCTTTCTTAGTAGCGGCTTTGGCTGCTGCAATTGGTTTTACAATCTCGACATCTTTGTCGGACAGACGACGCACCCAAAAAGCCGATCGCTTTACAGTCTCACCTTCGGCCGCTAGATGTTTGCCGTCTGGCTTGGGCACGTTCACGCCTTCTTTCGCTGGCTTGATCGTGATCATTTCTTTTGCTTGAGTGCTCATTTTGTTAGTCCTGCGTGTGGTTCAAATTAGTTACTGATCAAGAGTAATGTCGCTGCCCATGGCTGGCGCGCCGTCGGCGATCTCTGCACTGGCATGAAAGGTTACAAAATCGTCTAAGTCTTCGGCTGTTAGTGGTTTATCTAACACCCAGTTTTGTGACCAGCTGACTGACCACAACGCTAAGCCAAGGCCGTCGATATCGCCGCTGTATAAATTGTCCATGCTCAGACCTTTGGCTTTACCGTTTGCAGTCGGAACACCTTTATTTGCTAGCAAATACTTTGCTAATCGCCCCGCGATCACTTCCGCACGCTCATCGCGTGGGAAGGCGAACTGCTCGGTACAAAATACAAATGCGACAAAATCAATATCGCCTGTCATTTGTCCGCCAACCTGTTCGATGTTACGAACACGCATTGCAGCGATGCGAATGCCGCCATCTTTTTTGCTTAGCCAATTTTTAATCTCGTCGGGCTTATCAAAGCGCCCGACGTGACGGATGATCTCTGATACTTTATCAATGTCACTTTCGTTGCCCGTCAGCACTGGCTTTAAATAGCTGACAATCTCATTGACGGCGTAGACCGTGGAACCTGTTGTTACAAAATCAGGACGCATCGCGCATCACCTCACTCCAAAAATCGCCAACTACATCAAGCAGCTCTGTTTTGTTGCTGCCGCTCAACCCTAAAAATTCACGCTGTGGCATGTTCATCGCGCGAGTAAATGCGCTGACCGTTTGATTAACGGGAAACTTGAGCGCCTTGCCGAACGCTTGTGTAATGCGTCGTGTGTGAGCCGATATACTGACTGATCCGCTAAAGCCGTCTTGTATAGAGGCGGCGTAAGGCAAAGGCGAACCGACATGCACCTTGCCGCCTTTGACCTGGTACTGGATCGAATCCAACAAGCCGCCTTCGCCTTGCAACAATGACTGATTGCCGTGGCGCGTTTTCGCGTAACTTGCTGACCAGGCTTGCCAAGGCGTTCCGTCAGGCGCGGTTTTCTCTGTGCTGATGCGGCGGCGGGTTTGGCTTTCTGCTACGGCGCCGATCGTTTCTAACAGCTCGCGCTTGTGCGCTGGATTGCCTAGCGCGTCTATCATTCGCTGATAGCGCGCCAGCTCTTCTTGGCCATGGACTTGTACTGAAATGCCCATAATCTAAAGCACTCCGCCAAGCGACTTACGAGTGAACAAGCGCTCGTTGTCTTGAATGAGTTCGACTTTACCGACCGCGCCTTCGGTCGGCGTTTGCAATGTTGGCAAGCCTAATTCTCGACGGCCCGTGCCGATTTCTTTTAACGTTTCTAATGCCGACTTATAGCGCTCGGTCATCAAATTGGTGGCCTGCTGATCTCTGTCAGCGAGCCAATAAAACGAGATGGTAATGGCCAACTTACTCAACATAGACGGCACGGTTTCGAGGGGCAGAACATAGCGACGCGCGAGGTAAGAATTGATCTCGTCGTCAGCTTGCTCTAATGCTTCATTGATCGCCGTGTCATTTAGATCGTCTGTGTTGCGGTCGATAGCGAGGTTCCATACCGTCGAACTATCGCGATCTAATAAGTCTTGCTTGGTTGCGTAAGTGGCCATTGGTTTTCCTATTTCACTTTCAGTTCGTCGAGATCACTTTCAGCTCGTCGAGATTAATATCGGTTACGACTAGACGCGCCTCAGAATGTACTCGCTTAGCTTTTTCAACTGAGAGACAAACAATTTGAGACAGCTCGTAACCCACGATTTCCACGTCATCAACCCCGTCTTCGTCTTCGTCCAGCACCAGAACCAAGGTCTTTTCCAAGCGTTTGAACTTGATACCCGAACGCCAAAATCCTGCATCCGTTTTCGCAACAACCACAAACGCCCCTTTAATCCGCTCTCCCAGCGCTGCGGAACTGGCACTATTACTAGCGCCAACAAAGGCAACGTCACTACTAGAAGCACTATTCTGTGAGCCATCATCCCCTGTGGCATTAGCGCCCAAATCAGCACCAGCGCCATCAGCACCAGAAGATTCTTCATTTTGTTCAGCATCGTTTGGTTTTCCTTCTGTTTCAGAGTCCGCCGTCTCGATTGGTTGTTCCGGCTTATCTGCCTCGCCCGTTGTCGGGGTCGCTGGCGTAGACTCGGTTGATTTGGTTTCATCGGTTTGATTAGCCGCGCTTGTTACTGCCGCGTCCGGTTCGGCTTGCGCCGTTGGCTCGGTAGAATCTTTAGCCACTGCTTTTGCAGCTGCTGCAGTGCTCTTTCTTTTAGCTGCTGCGCTTTTGTTAGTTGCTTCACTCACAGTAAACTCCTGACTTTTAAAAAATGGCAGCGAGTGCCGCCATTTTTGATGGGCTTAATTATTCAACGACTTACTTGATGAACGCGCTTGATACCACTTCAACATCGTTGTAATAGATGTTCGTATCACCGCCATTTACAAGCTGCGTGAGAATCAGTTTCTTAGCCGCGGCGGTATTAGCTGTGCCGACCGTCAAGACCTTAGCTTCCGTACCAAGCGGCTGACCGTTCGTGCTCTTCATACTTGCCAACAACACTTTTGCCGCGTTGTAATTCGCTTCGGTCAACGGCGCTTTAGAACCAACGCACATTTGCGGGAAGCTGAAACCAAAGCCCGCACGACCATCCACACCTTGGGCGACCATGTTGTTAAAGAAGGCATATTCAGACGTAGCACCGACGAACTCTAGTTTCAGAGGACGACGCTCTTGGAAAATGATTGGTAACAAAATTTGCGTGTTGTCATAGACAAACCACGGTTCGCCCGTATCAGTCGATGGATTACCAATCACGTTGGAATACGTGTCGCCTGTGTCGCCCAGTGGATGATCCGTATCAAAGTAATTCTGACCGTCAAAGCAAAGTGTGGTGAAGCCTGCTGCTAACAGAGGGAACGAATACTTATCAGGGAAAATCGCAGAGTTACGACCCCACGACTTAGCAATGATCGCGTACTTGCCAATCAAATCGTCTTCTAAATCTTCACGCTTGATCTTGATAGACGCTTCGTAGGTTTCGTTTTTGATCGTATAGCCGTGACTAGCAAGCTCTTTTAACTGGCGGGTAGAACCCCAAAGCTCGATAGCGGGCAAATCCTCAATCCAGCCGTAAAATTCTGAGCTACCAATGCTCGGGACTTTCGTTGCGATCTTGTCCCATTTGGGCATGACCAACGCTAAACCTTCGGTGAACGCGGCATTAGAGCCGACGGTCAACGCTTCAACAATTTGTGCTTCAGTAAAAGCCATGATCTAACTCCAGTTAATAAGTTGGTTTGTGTTGACGGTTTGCTTTCCAAGATTCTTCGCTGACGCCCATCTGGCGGCACAACGCGAGTTCATCTTTGGTTAGCTCTTCGGTTTGTTGCTGTGAGGGCGGTTTCTTTGGCTTAGCGTCAACGATCGTCGGCGCGGACTCAGCGAACTTTTCGAACTGTTCACGCCCACCTTCTGTACGGCACAGCGCGACATACATGTCTTTGTTCGCAGGGGCGACCTTGCCAGCAGCAATAGCCACATCGACAAGAGATTCGGTCTCTTTGTCTTGCACCGCTTTAATAGCAGACTCGGCAGTCGTCGCGCGGTTGAGCGCAATGTCATACGTGTCTTTCGGCACAAACTTAGTAAGGTCAGGCTGGCTAGCACGATTAAGTGCGACTTGTTTCTCATTTTTTAGAGACTCAACCGCCGCGATTATTTCTTGCTCTGTCGCTGTGGCAGCTAATGCCAACGAACTACAAAGACCAATGGTTAGGGTTTTCATTTCAGTTTCCTCTTGTGTTTCACGATTTAATGCAGGGACTCGAAAGTTGGGTTTGTTTGTCAGACCAGCACTGCTCATTGCAGTGATGTTTAATTGTTCGTCGTATGAAAAGGCAGGGGAATAAAAGCCATAGCGCTTGTCTTTGATGCGCCACACACCGTTTTCATTCCACTCAACACCCGCCCAGATTTCACCATTACGATTTTCTAGCGCAACGATCCAGCCAACAGCGTCAGCATCTTCGCCCTGGGGGCCTTTGATTTCAGTAGCGTGTTCAACGTCGAAAGGAAGTTTTGAATCAAATGCAGCAATGATGGCGTCGGGGTTGTTGTTAAACCACTTGCGACCGTCTCGGCCCTCAGCGGTGCCAGCGGGAATCATCGGCAACCACTGAACGTCGGAATCAGTTTCCGCGCCTTGGACGAACTGAGGTATTTGGAAACATAACGCGGTGAGTGCGACTTGTGGCATTGAGCTGACTCCAAAAATTTATCTATTGGACTCAGCTTACGAGATACGAGAGGGAACCTAGATTAACTCGGCTTGCTGTATTTCGAGAGGGTATTGATTGGGATTTGCAGGAGGTAGTTTGTCTATGAGATCAAACCATGTTTAAACCGTGTTTAATTTCTCGTAGAAACGTTTAAACATTTTTTTGTGTTGAGATGTTGCGCCTAGGCGATTAAATCGCCTAGGCGCGTTGTGAGAGGCTTTGTTATTTCTTTACTGAAAGGTCTTGGCAAAGGCCTTTTCTTTGGTTGCGAGTGTGTCTTTCAATTCCTGCCCTCTGTTTATGCCAGGATTATAATTCCAACCTGGATCAATACCACGAGGAATGGTTTCCACCTCGCCCGTGCGTTTGTTGATCCATTCTTTTGTGCCATCGTCTGGCGCTTCGGTTTTAATCTTGCCATCTTTTACGAGCTGCTGATATTCACCGCGAGAGACTTGGCGCACACCGCATTTGCAACCCCAACCGTTTGGCGTCATGTGCGTGTTCCACCACGGGTCGTCGAGTGGCAAACAGGTGCCAGCCCATTTCTCGTGTTCGTGCCTGTGATGCTCAGACGGGCCCAGCTCATAAATGAGATACGGTAAGGCGCGCTTAGTACGTTGCGCACGCTCCCACTGACCAGCGGCGCGAGCGGTTCGCATGTTGGTTTTGTAGATGGTTTCTATGCGGCCTGTGCTGCCAAGTTGCACTGGCTTGGTTTCATCTGTTAGTGGGTCGACCATTTCCTGTATGCCCCACCATCCTTTTTTTACGAGCAGCGGTTTCAGTACATCGCGAAATTGCGCGTATGTCTGACCGCTGGCAATAGCGTCGGCAACCATGACTTGAACATCAATCAGCAAATCCGTATTGGTCATCTTCGCAACAGTAAATGCGTTACCGTGCTCGGCTTTCCAAACGTCTCTATAGTCAAAGCCTGGCTTTAAATCTTTGTCGATTAAATAGCGAAGCGCTTCTTTGTTAATGACGTTATCAGCCATCGTTTACGTCTCCCAATGCTCGCGACTGAAACATCATTCTAGCCAGCTGCTCGGTAAATTGTTCCGCCGTTAGGTTCTTTTGCAGCTCTGGCAACAGAGCTTGAAACTCTTCAAAGCTGCTGACAGATTCAGCGGCTTTTAGGATCGGATTCATAAACTCATCACCACCCACTTCAACCCAATCGTCCATGGCATCGTCAGTCATGTCGTCGATGTCTGTGTCCACATTGATCTGTGTACGGTTCATGGCGACAGGTTTCGTTGAACGATTTAAAGCGGTTTCATTGGCAGGATAAACAGGCGTTAAACTGTCTTTGGCAACCAATACTTCCTCTCCTTCCTCTGGTGGTTTCAGGCCAAACTTGTCATAGACTTGCTTAACTGAAATCTTAAAGCCGCGATCAATCAACGGTGTTGCAGCCTCCACAAAGGCTTGTACGTCTTCGGGCTCTTCAATGCGAATGCGCACACGCGGGTAATGCTCTTGCACACCCCAGTTCAGAATGATGTAGGGCTTAACGAGCTGGTCGTTGATTGTCGCTTCAAGTTGGCGCGCGTCCCACTTCGCTATGTCCATGCGCACTTCGTCGTGCACTTGCGCTTGGGAATTAGAGCTGCCGTTGTCACTGGTCATGGTCTGACCGAGAACCGCTTTACTGATTTGTTCGTCACACCAACGTGCCATATTCTCAAACAGCGTATCGCCACCCTTAGCCGCACCGGATTCGATGAGTTCCATTTTCATGGAATCAGGAATGGCCGCGCCTGCATCGCTGGCGATCTTACCGATCGCATTGATCAACGTAGCAATGTCATCTGGCGTGGCGTTCGGCCCGTACTTACCGATGCGGATCGGGATGCCGAACACTTCGGCAAACGACCACCAATCTCTAAGCGTGTAGCTTTTCAACATGTACATAACAGCGACTAAGCGAGCCAAACCATTGCGCCACACGCTGCCGGATTTCGAGCGTGGCGTGTGTACGATAAATTTGTACGGCTCAAGCGGTGCACCAGTTGGATCGGCTTCGCTGATCAGTAGAATTTCTTGCAGCGTATCTTGGTCTGGACGCAAGTAGCGAGGGTCTACCCATTTATAGGCGCTCGGTGTCCATGGCGATTTGTTGGTGTTCCATAGAATCTCAGATACACCAATACCTTTACCAAGGCCGTCAAGCAAATCGAAAAACAAATCTGGCATGGCGTCTTGATGAAGTATCGCCCGCACACGATCCGCCATTACGACATCGGCAGGGGAATCACTGACCGCTTCGACGGTTGGCATGATAGACGCGACAACCAACTTACGGGTTCTAAGCTGCGCGGCGTAGTGCAAATCGCGCTCTTCCATCTCTTCCGCGAGGATCATGTATTGTTCTGGGTCGTTGCTGTCTATGACAGAGCGCAACAGCGCAGTCAGCTTTAGCGGTGTTAGCACAGACGCAACGCTAGCAGGGCGAGGGTTGCGCACTCCTGTCGTATACGCGCGGCTGACCTGTTCGCTGAGAATGGCTTTCTCTGCTTCGAATGGCTTTCCATCTTGATCTAAAATTGGACTGGTCATAGTGTGATTCCTTGGCGTCCAGACGCTTGTCTAACGTCATCGTATAAATTGTTTTCTTCTGCTGTACCAAAAAAACGGCGGTTAATGTCGTCGCCACGGGTGCCGATCGTGTGGAGTTCGTAGCGGATCATTTCTTGCTTTGAAACGAGATAGCCAAGAAAGATAGCGATCGCACTATCACCGTGACGTTTGTTGCCGTCACTGCCTTTTGTTCGACTGTCATTAATGCCGGGCACGCCGCGCACGATTTGGATTTGCCCAAGGTCGGTAACGATGTCTTCATGCTTGGGTAGGATGATGTCATCGTCTTCAAAAGCGGCTTTAAATACGGGCATGTTCTCTCGGTAGTAACCCACCGACAACATGACTTCAACGACCTCATCACCGTATTTGTACTTGGCTTGCTCGGCTAAGTATTGGCCGTTGCCTCGTGCATCCAGCGCAATGCCATCACGTTTCGGCAGACGATCACAGATAAAATACAGCGCTTGCTCCTGCTGCTTGAATGGCACGTTCGCCAACTCAACAAGAAAAGGCACGATGCGTTTGGTGTTGGCCTCGACCGTTATCGGGGCGAATACCGTTAAGTCGCCATTACGCGCGAAGTCTTCCCCTAGACAGTGGCGTAAATCAGACGGCAGCTTTTCCAGCTCTGGTAGCGCGAACTCTTCTAGCCACTCTTGCATTTCACCTTTACGAGCGTGTTCGCTTGCGGTGTTAAATGCACTGGTGCCAGTGAATCGCAACACAGGCGCATCTAATAAACGGGCTGCACGATCACGCAGGCCACGAGAGATATAAGCGCCACCACCATTTTTAGGGACACAGTAATATTCTTCTAGGGCGTCCTCTTCGGTGGCTGTGTCTTTGATTAAATTGGCTTTCCATTCATCTTCAAGTTCTTGCGACCACTCTTGTTTTTTGACTTGGCAAATACGTTTATACAGACCGTCGGCACAAGCATCGTCTAACGTAATAGTGTGGATCGAAAAACGTTTCTTCCCTGCACGACTGTCTTGGATAAGTTGATTGAATAAATTTTCGATACCGTTATGAGTGGAAATAATGCGGACTTTAGAACCCCACATTGTTAGAGCAAGCGCGGCTTTTAAAACCTCGGCTAACTTTTCATGGAACGCGCCTTCATCGATAACTACGGTACCTTGCATCCCGCGCATGTTTTTTGGATTTGATGATAGGGCTTTGATTTTAAATCCTGATGCAAAATAAATGACGTAGGTCAGAATGTCTTTGCCTTCATCAACAAAAACCTCTTCACCTACATCACCACACGCGAGATTGTAGGCTTTGGCCCACATTGCCACAGCGTCGATAAACTCCCGCGCCATGTCTTTATTCGAGCCAATGTAAAACACATCTTCCCCGCCAGCATCTGCCGCCAGCGACGATGTGAGTGCATCATCTGCTGCTTCGGCCCAGGTCAAACCGCAACGTCGAGTTTTCTCGCCAATCTTCAATTGACTCGTGTCTGCGATCCAACGCTTTTGATAATCCAATAGCACTTCATCAGGGTTGAATTCTTTTCTCAGAATTGCAGCGGTGGATTGGCTGGTGAGTTGCTTTAGCTCGGACGCGATCATACAGCCAACCCTGACGCGGATAGCGAGATAGTGAACGCGCCATCCCATTCATTAGCAATGCTTTCTTTATAGTGCTTTTTAAGTGGCTCTGCGATTCCCAAGATGGCCGCATCAAGGGTTGCATAATAGACAGTAGTATTATCTTCGTGTGTCACGACTAAGCCGTTTTGAATTGCTTGAAATTCATACTTCATACCAACGCCCTCACGGCTGCATCTTTTGACTCCAGCAGCTTACGAAGCGCGGCTGTTCTTTCTTCATTGTCTGGCAGACGCTCAACGATCAAATCGGCCATATCTGAAAATGGCTTGCTAACTAGCTGCAAATGCAATGGCAAATGCTGCCACTTAAAGAACTTTAAAATCTCTGGATTCATCACGCGATCCCTAAAATATGTTTCTTAATGTCGGCGGCGGTGTCTGCTGAAATACCCGCTTTTTTAACCACAGCTTCCACTTCGCTGGCGGCTTGTTCAGCAAACGCTTTTCGTATTTCCTTCTCGACTTTTGTGCTTATCATTGCCGCGCTCTCGATACGCTGAACAACAAGTGCAAGCTGACCAAGCGCTTTGGGTGGTATTGGATCTGCACCTTCTTCACCTGCTTGATCCATCATGTGCATGGAGGTTTCGAACGCCATGGTTCGTACAAACTCTTGCAGCAACTTGCCGACCTCTGAAACGGGCGCATCGCCTAGTTTTGTCGTCCAGACTTCCGCCACCTCACGCGCTTCACGAATCCGAGCGCCACGGTTTTCCATGCGCTGGGCGTAGCGATTGAATGACGTGCGGCTAATCTTGGCGTCTTCGGGTAAACCCGCTTCGTCAATCATTTCATTGACAGCAGCTAGGATGTCTTTTTGTAACATGTTGCCAGAACGAATTAACGCACCGATGCTGGTACGTATTTCCTCTGGTAACAGTTCTACTTTTGATTTGCGGTTCTTTGCTCGCTTTAACATAACCGCCCCTTATGCTCTTGGCTTCTTCACGCCTGGCTGGTCAGCTTGGCCTGTTGCGACATCTTGGCCGCGGCCTGTTAGCTTGGCGATTTGGCAATCACTCATTTCGCGGATAGTGACCAAATCCTGCTCTTGCAACCACGCCAATTGCGTGCGCACTGCGTCACGCGTGATGTTATGGCCATAGCTTTCAAGGCAAGTATCTAGGATAGATTCGTTGGTTTCATACGCTGGCATCTCGTTTAGCGAGCGCAAGATGACAAGCCGTTGGTCTTCTTTTAAAAGGTTTTTAAACGACATTTAATTACTCCTGTTTATTTGTCATCTTTGAGTCGCTGCTCTAACAGCAGACGAGATAAGTGTTCGACGGGTTGGATTTGTGCGCGTAGCTCTTTCATTTCACCGCGTGTGTTTGCCAATTCGATTAGCAGCTCCGTCATTTGTTGCTGGGTTGGCATGCCATCTAACTTGGCTTCTAAGTGATCGACTTTTTTAGCGACTGCTTGCACGTCTTCTTTTTTTGCGTAGGTCTTTGCTAGAAACGCCATGACGATAATCGCAGCGGTGGTTAATAACGCCCAAATGGGTGCCCAATATTTGAGGATCAATTCACCCATGCGTTCGTTCCTTCTTGTTCTGACAAGGCACACAACGCACGGCGGTTGGCACTAACTCGACACGCTGCTTGGGTATGATGTGGCTACAATCAAGACAGTAACGAACGCCGTATGTGTCTTCGTCTGGCTCTTCGATTGGGCGATTGCGATGCGCTGCTAAAGCGCGGTCTCTGTGTTCCTGCTCTAGCTGTGCGGCGCGGTCAAACTGGTCGGTCATTTGCGCCCCTTAATTACATTTGCAATAGCGCCTGTTACTTTGTCGCCTGACGATTTTGAATAAGGCGCAAAACCATCGAGAGAGCGCAAACCGTGATACGAAAATGCCAGGGCAAACAACGTTAGTGCGATAGAGACATCGGGGCCATCAGCGCTAAAGCCAAAGGCTTTAGCAAGCGACATTCCAAAAATATAAATAGTGCCAGCCCAAAAGCTTTGGCGGGCTTGCAATGGTCGTGTATGACGGACGTATTCGTCTGTGGCTTTATCACCTGCACGTACGGTTTCTTGCGTTTCGTGGTGCTCGGTTTGTTTGTCTGTTAGTTCGAGCTCTTGACGGCGGGTGATTTGCTTTTCGAGTTCGACTTTGATGCGCTCTAGTTCAATCATCGCTTCTGGCGGCAAGTTCTGTAATTCACGAGTCACGGCGATTTGCTTAGCGTCTTTGCTTAAACCAAGTACGGCATCGGCTTTTTCTACGGCACTGGCCACTTTCTCGGCTGTATCGCTACCACCGAATAAATGCGCTACACCACGAATAGCCGCTGGGCCTAAATCTACAGCAAGGGACGCAAGACCTGTCAGTACTGACAACATAATTTACTCCTTGATTTCCCATGCTGCGTTCGTGAGATCAACTAGGCGGTTATGCCAGCCTTCAATGAAACGCACTTGTGATGTGTTGCTTTGGATGATGCGAGCGTAAAAACGCGCGCGGCGTAGCCCGAATCGAGCGAGTAGATATTCTTGATCGAGTGAGTTAACAGCGGCGCGGGTCTTTGGCCCCACCATGCCGTCGTCTTTACAGCCTGAGATTTCTTGCAACAACTTAATAGACGTGATCGCGCCATGCTGTACCGCTGCATCGAACGCATACAGCGCCACGGCTGGCGACCAGTCAGGGCAGTAAGCCGCACGCCAATAACGCGTGTGATAAATACGAACGATTTCATCAAGAGTAAGAGACGCAATATCTAAATGCGGGAAAGCGCGTTTGCTAATGCCGCCTTTGGTTTCACCACCCAAGTCTTTAGGATCGTTCACATAACCAAGGTCAGCTTTGGGTGTACCGTCTGCATACAATGCGCCTTCTTTGATCAGTACAAAGACAACAGCGAACAGGAAGGCTTCTGAGTAAGGCTTGGTGTTAAAGCAGTAACGTATAGACAT